AAGTCCTTGGTCATAGGGGTTGCGCCGTTGTTGTCAGTCATAGTCTGCGGACCATTGCTCTGAATGATTGCAATGACCACATCGCCGGAAGCGGTACCAGAAGGTTTTGTACAAGAAATTGCAGTACCAGAAGCAGCACTACCACTCGTAGCATCAACGACAGTAATGCCTGTAGGGGGTGCGATGTACGTTACGGCACTAGCTTTTGACTGCTGCACGGCTGCGGGTGAGCCCGAGACCGTATTAATCCAGTTTACGAATTGGTTTGCACTCACAGCGACAGTATTTACTAGGTCGCTTGCACTTGTTGCTGCGCTCGCTATGGTCGCAGTAAGCGCTTGAGTGGCTCCGTTAATACGAAGAGCTATCGTTCTTGTAGTAACACCTCCAGGCACATTATTGATAGTGATATAGAGCTTCTTCACACTGTAGGGGATTCCAACAGAAGAAGAAGATATTGTTTCAAGTCCGCTGTCCTGTATGTTACCAACAAGTGGATTAAAGCGGTTGGAGTTACTTATTCCTCCTCCTTTGAACCAAACAGGGGCTTCACCGTCTGTCGTGGGCTTAAATGCCCAGCCATAAAATATCTGACGGCCCGTAATACCTCCTCCTGGTATGGTAGTTACCGATATGGTGTCCCCCGCAGCAACAGTAATGGGATGCGCGTTGTCATTGCACTGCAATACGCCTGTGCCCGTTATCACACAGGTCTGTGTAGTAGTAGCTCCGTTTTGGTTCAAGTACAGCGTAAATGAGGCACCCGCCCCTGCTGCAATACCAAGCTGGCCGTAGAGCTTCGTTATAACTCCATCCGTAGGCATGATTACCGTAGAAGAAGCCTCAGCAGTCTGTGCGGTTCCTCCGTATGGAGCCCAGTAGTTATATGCGCTGGCGGAAGCAGATGCGCCACCTCCTCCGAAACTAACCTCCCCCACCAGGCCATGTACATCTGAAGCAGTGATAAAACCGCTTGATACTGCCGGAGTACCTGTCGGAACCTGTTGCCACGCAAGAAGGTCTCCCGCCACGTACGGGATAGTGTGCGTATCATCGGCACACGTTATTGCCGTGTCGCTAATGGTACACGTAAGTGCAGTTGCAACATTGTTTCGGTATAAAGTAACAGCATGAGACTTTCCAGCACCTGGGGCAGCAGTGATTATAACGCTAAGATTACTCACCATACCAGCACTCGCTTGTGGTGTAGCAGCACCAGCGAAGGCGGACGAGTTCGTTCCAGCCGTTCCTCCCTCGAACGCAAGATAGCGTGTACCGCCTGTATTGAAGGCAAGGTTGAGGTGTGAGAACACAGGGCGTTGCATCGCATACAGTGCTGACGGTGCAAGGAGCACTAGAGCAATAATCGGGACAATATACTTCATACTTAATCGGGGTTCAGCTCAGTGTATTTATCCCGTAATTCATCGTCTATTGCCATCTGTGCAAGTACTAATTCAGGTGTTATGAGGATTCTGTCTGATGGATTCTCAATAGTGAATGTGGACCTGTCTACATCAAACTCCATAGAGTCATACGTTACTCCTGTCTTGTGTAGAAGTTCCCCAAAAACAGCTCTCACCAATGCCTTTTGGCGAAGGTCAAACTTGGAAGTATCTATCTCGTGGGTTATGGTCATAGGCTTTTTTCTAGTTTTTCAATACGTGCTTCGAGAGCATTTATACGTGCTTCTTGTCCAGTAACTTTTGCAATTAGCTCTTGCACTGCCTTTACTGTTATCGATAGAATGCCACGGTCATCAAGGGTACGAGGCAATCCGTCAACACCGTACTTTGCAAGGTGTGGGTCTTGGTCAGCCACCTCTTCCGCGATAAAGCCGTACTGTCTATCCTCGAAGTCTGCAACATCATCACTGTTTGGTGAGAATATAACAGGTCGGAGTCCGCTTATAAGGTCTGTTGCTGAGAGTGTAAGAGTATCAATTGCATGTTTGAAACGGCGTGAAGACACTACACAAGTACCTGTAGTCTCGTTTACGAAGTCTCCGGTAGCAGAGATACACACATCATTATTTGTCCCTGCGGTTGCTGCGGTCATACCTGTGTTTGCTATCGTTCCTACGATAGACAGCGTGCGCCAAGGGGTTGTAGTAGCACCGATACCCACACGGGTAGCTACCGTGTTGAAGATAGAAACGTTATTTGCGGTTGAAGAACCGATTGCAAAGAGGGGGGAAGTTGTACTATTTCCTGCCGATGCTTCGATAGCAAGTTTTGCTGAAGGTGTACTCGTACCCAGACCAAATCTTCCGGTGCTGGTAAGACGAGCCTGTTCTAAGGGAGTAGCTGCTCCACCAGTGGTATAGAGCTTTATGGCTCCCGATGCGCCTAATGAGCCAATATTCAATTGGTCATCTACGGCATACAGGTATGCTTCGTTTACTCCTGTAAATGGGGCTGCACCGCCACCAGAACCATTAATACCGAGGTCTATATAATGGCTTGTGTCATTCCCGTTATCGGCAGAAGCCGTGATATCAGATGATGCGTTTGCTCCATTACTTCTATTTTGTACGTTGATTTCTTGAAAGCCATTAAGACTGCCCGTGAATTTGGCTATGGTACTTGCTGAACCCGCCTCAACTGAAAGAGGCCAGCTTGGGGAAGTGGTTGAAATACCAACCCTACCTCCATTACTAACCAAGAAGCTTGTTGCAGATGATGAACCTACAACAAATGCTGGGGCTGTACCTATTGCGTTCGGATTTACCGATAGTGAACCCCACGGAGTGGTACTTGATACACCCACATTTCCGGTATTGCCGAGAACGGAGAGGCGAGTTGTGCTGTTCGCACCAATACTTACTCCACTAGACGTACCTCCTGCTGAAATAACAATCTCCCTATCACTAGTTTCAGTAATGAAACCAAGTTGTGAGCTGTTCGTGTAGATTCTTCCGGCTGTGTTACCCCCAGTTAGTCGAAGCTCGTTACCGGTATTTCCAGTCGGGTCATTTATCACGAGTGTTGCGCGACCTGCCGTACCAGGAGCAGGTGTAGCGGTGCCTATACCAACATACCCAGCGTTAGTGACGATAAACCTGGTTCCAGCGGTAGAGGAACTTATTACAAAGGGGGGAGCAACTCCATCGGCTGCCGTTGGGGTTATTGATATACGTCCCCAGGGGGTTGAGGTTCCAATACCAAGACTATTGGTGGTGCTATTCCAAACAAAATTTGACGACCCACCAGAGAGAAGTGCGGGTGTTCCGTTTGTCGAGGTCCAAAAGGGAATTTGTCCGGCAGTCTCCGAAGAAGAGGTTGCTACGGAGCCCGTTCCACCACCTCCTGAACCGCAAGCACTACCTGTGGAGCCCAGGACGCCAGCCGTTGCATTAACACAGCCACTTAAACCAGTGATGGTCGCTCCCGCAAAGGTTGGCGATGAGGCTGTGGTGAGGTTCTGCCCGGTGTTGAAGGCGAGCTGAGTGTCACCGATGGAATCTGCGACAATAGAGAGAACTGCTCCTGCACCACCGATAATTACAGGCGAGTTTGAGACTGCCACCTGAGATCCACCGGTTAACGTTGAGGTTGAAATACCACCAAACGTACCGGCTGCATTGTATTGCACTTGGCCTGATGAACCCCCAGGACTACCACTACCTCCTGTTATGCCAAGTGAAGAAGTAGCAGTAAGAGTATATCCAGTACCATTTCCTACGGGAATGAGGCCATATCCTGGTACCGTACTAATGCCAAGACCACCTCGTGCGACTCCCAATATACCCGTAACAAATGAGCCAGCAAGATCCACCAATGATGCGCCTAGTTTATGAGTGGGGCTACTAGAAGTAGATATAACGTATCCCTGACCAAAATATGTAGATGGAATTATTTGATTCTGAGCAGGCACCACTTGTGCATGTGCAAGAGTTGCAGAGAATAGAAGAATAATTGCGATAAATATTTTAAGCATAGGCATACGTAATATTAAAGATTTCACTTGCATCAGCATCTAACACAGTAACCACGGTAGGTGTTTGTGTGAAATTAAGCGTTTCAGTCTGCATAATGTTATTTCGATACACAGCGATAAGACTTACGTATGTTGCAAAATTAGTAAGTTGAGAAAGAGCAATTGTTACATTAGCACCTGATTGCACAGCAGTTAGACTGTACTGTGTAGTAACGCTTGAACCACCAGAACCGCCTATAGCACTAATGACCTTATCTCCTGCCGCGTTGCGCGTAATAATCACATTGGTTCCAGCTTTAACGGTATCGCCACCGCCACGGACGAAGGTATCTTTACCATAGGCTTTACCAGCCAGTTGATTACGGTATGAGGCAACTTCGGTGGTTATTCTTTCAATATCGTTCTGGGTCGCAAAATTATTCTCCTTTAGACGCTCAAGTATTTCTTCAACAATGGCCTCTGTATTAACGATAGGAGTATCACCATCTTTAGGTTTCTGTATACGTCCCATGAGACGAGCAAGGATGGTGTCTTGATCCCTTTTGGTGAAATAATCTTTGCCGAGAACAGGGGTCTTGCCTGCCTCTCCCTTCTCAGGAACTACTGCATTCAAACGATCGATGGCTTCCTGTATCGCTGGCTCACGTTCAGTTATGGCCTCGTGTATTGCTGCTTCACGAGCTGCGATAGTTTCTTCCACTTGTGCAACCAAAGCGTTGATGGTAGATATGTGCGTTTCACTTGTGTTTTCTAGTGCTTCTATTGCCTCTTCTGCGTCCTTGGTAAGGCGTTCAATCTTTTCCTCTGAAGATTCAAAGAGTTTTGTCCATCGAGTTACATCATTCTGGTGTTCAGAGTATGCGGCTTTTAGGTCACGCAGTAACTTCAAAAAGAACGAACCAGGTAGATTCGTCTTACTAACAACTCGTTCAAGAGCCTCAGTCATTACCTCCTTTTCAGAGAATTCCATAGGTGTATGGTACCGCGTTACTTTTTAACCTTCGTGTTGATAATCATGCTATTTATATAGTTTTCTTTGGTCGTCATACGTGATTGTTTCATCCGGATTATGGATGTAGTAGAAGGCACCGTTTGTCGTATCCTGTATTTCGCCACGAACCAGCGCTGCCAGCACATCGTCTATAGCCTCCATCTTTTTTACATTACCTTTGCCACTAGCGGCAATGTCATATTGCTTTGTACCTAGGCCCTGATACTGGTTCTTTTGGCGCAACACGTCAGCAAGTGTCTGAGGTCCGCGATTATGTTTCTTGTTCTCAGCAAGACGGTTCAGTGCGGTATTAATGACCACTTTTGCCTCTAGTGCTCGTTTCTCCTGTGAACGATTACCGATTTCGGAGTAGAGGATGCGGCGCAACTCCTCTATATCATCGTCGTTTATTTCTACGTTGCGGACAGGGTCTACGAACACGTCAGTACGGGGTGCTGGTGTTGGAGCCTCTTTAGGCAATGCCTGTGCTGCCGCTGCAGTCTGCTGCGTTGGCTTCATGGCACCATCCTCATCCCGCACAAACTCCGTGGTTCCTGCCTTATCCATTGCAGCAGTAGCGCCCACGACTGCGGGTATCGCTGTAGCACCTGCTATACCTCCAACAGTCCCCAACTCTGCCTTACCGTACGCCAGCACTGGTTTCTTTGCTTCCTCAGCTGCGACGGGAATCTCCCACCATTTAACGCCTTGCGGGTCGGTAACTAGCTGGGCGTTGTATTTGTTCTTCAGATACTTGCCCACCTCCTTCTCATAGAACTTGTAGATAGGGTTCTCTGTGTCTACTTTGCCTGAGATGTCGAAGGTTTCTTTTTCGCTCTCTGGAATCTCGAAAGTGCCATGCTTCTGTGTTTTGGTATTAAAACCTTTTTGCATTACTTTACCGTCCGTAATATCCAAGGTATCCGTACTTTCGTAGTAACGCTTAGAAACAGCCTTAAACTTCCCGTCTCCTAGTACGTCGGTGATTATCCAAGCGTTGTCTTCGTCTACAATTTCATCAGTTGCTTGGAACACCTCACGCCCAGGAGCAAGCTCGTCAATAGACATAGGCCCAGACCCATCGAGAGTCCATGAAGTGTTATCTCCCAACCCCTCTATCTTCATAGCAGTCTCGCCAGTAGGGAACTGTAGCTTGGTCTTGCCGTCTAGGGCAGCCTGCTTTACTTCTTCGCGGATCATGCGGAAGTGTGCTGCGTTGTTTTTGTAGGGTTCGAGTTTAGAGAGTTCTTTTTCACGGCTCAACTCCAAAGCCCCCGCTTCAGGGTCATTCCGTACATCATCAAGTGCTTTCTCCAACCGACCCTTCTGGAAGAGGTCTGACTGTACTTCTATGACACGGCGGGTTCCGTTGTCTGGCAGGTCTTCTACACGGGTATGGCCGAAGTAGTTGTTAGCTCCATCTATACCATCATCAGTGATTACGTCTGCACCACTGAAATGCACATTACCAGCACTTGTTTCTATAGGAGATTGATATACGTGTTCCTTATAGTTAGACACAGGACCACGCAACTCATCAGGAAGACTAACAGATTCATACTTGGGTCCCTGAATACCTTGTCGTTTAAGCGGCAGCAGCTCTGCACGCACCTTCTCTGCGAAGGTGGGGACGTCTACTTGGTCTGATTGTCTTCCTATACCGGAAAATATCATATCTTTTGGATTGTAAGCAGTTTCACCAGTGAACAACTCTTTTCCTTCTTCTCCTGAGAGAGGAGTATCTTTCTTTATCTTGAAGGCCACCACTCCATCAGGACGTGAAACATTTGCATCGTCTATTCCAATACCTCTTGTGTAATCTAGCGCTTCTTCATAATCGTCAGTAACAAATGCCCTTTCTCCTCTAAATCCCTTATCTTTTATGCCTTTAGCATTTTCTGGTGTGGTTCCGTGATATACAATTTTTTCCTCATCTAACATCTTCCTAATTAAATCCTTCTCCGTCTGCTTGAGATCAGAGGCGTTAGTTAGGTCACTGATGAACTGCTTAGATACAGTAGATTTACCTTTCAGGTTTTCAAGCAGCTTGGTAGAAAGGTCGGAGAAACCTTCAAATACTTTCGGAGCTACAGTGCTTACTATTGACGCCGCTTCGCTTCCCACCTTTTGAGGAGCCGTACCACCCGCAAATCCCATAGCCGTTTCCCCGAGCCCTTTAGTGGGATCCTCTGGGTGATAAGTAAGTTGCTCATTAAGAGCTGTACCACGATCCTGTACGCCAGCACTCAAAGCGTCATTCCATGTACTTGGTATAGGCTTATTAGACGTTATGCCAGGCAATCCCTCTGCCACAAGCATCTTGGCAGCATCATTTGCCACACCCCACGCCTGCGACAACCGATCATGGACAGACGGCCCCTTCGGCTTGAAGAGGGAATTGAGTGCGAAGGGCTGGGACTGTTCAGGCTGCATAGTTTATGGTATTGTGCTGGCAATGATAATACTTTGGATTATCTTAGGACTTTGGCTCACTGGAGTCATAGTTGGAGCCTTAAAATCGTAGATTAATCCTCGTTAAAGAGGTCTCCCAGCGTACGCGCCCCAACAGGACCTAGGAACTCAATACCTTCTCCTGTTTTGTAAAGTGTTTTACCACCTATGGTTCCGATAGGAGTTATGATCGCTTCAAGCGCAGCGCTAATCCAACCTCCTGCGCCACCTTTAAACTTACCACCTGTCATAGCATTCTGGCCCCACTCAGCAAGACCCTTGAGGTTTCCATAGTCTATGTATGCACGTTTGAGCTCGGTCCCGAGCTCATCGTAAATTTCTTTACGTGCAAGTCCTGCAAGTTCGTTCTTAATATCATTAAAAGCCCCAGCGATATCTTTACCCTGATATGCTTTTTGCGGTACAAACTCTGCCCACTGACTCTTGAAGTCCTGAAGCTCTTTAAGTGATACTTCTCCAATATCCTTGTATTCTTCACGCATTGATTTAAGAGCTTCCATCAATCCGTTCTGACGGCTTGGCTCAGGATTGTCTTTCTTTATCAATGTTTCAGCGTCATCAAAGAACTTAGATATATCTATCTTCTTCTCGGAACGAGTGAGTGCAGGATCAATAAGATTCTTCCACAAGGAGTCGGAGGCGCGAACAGCCTGAACACCCATATCTCCTTCTCTGCCCATAAGACTATATTTAAATGCTGTTTCATCAGCAGTAATTGGTGCTTTGCTATCACCCTTAATAGCTGAAGCAACACGTTCCATAAATGGAGTACGTGCTTTATATGCTTGGATCATTTTAGCTTCGGTCTTAGAAACAGGAATCGCAAGCGCTTTATAGATACCCTTACCTGCAGCTTTTATAGGGGCCGCTGCTGCACCCAGCGCTTCACCGCCGATACCAGTGATAGCGCCCTCTACTGGATCTCCGGTCTGTGCGGTGCCGATAGCTGTATTACGAATAGCGCCTGGGAGATGCTTTGCAATGAAACCAGAGCCTGCTTTTTCTACACCTGCAGGGGAGAGGTATGGAGCTACGGTGCCTGCTACGGTGCCTGCCTGCCCCGCAAGTGATGTTTCTGCGTTTGCTTCGATGGAATCAGCTGCAGCATTAGCACCTTCAGCACTGTTTGTGGGTGTAAATCCATTGCCTTTAATCACATTGATTCCACGACCAAGCGTCTGATCGAGTGCGCCTTCAATTGCTGCGCCAGTGCGAACGAGTGGGGCAGTCACTGCACGTACGGCATTCTCTGAGAATTCACCTAGACCTCCATCACCTAGCTTCGGTGCGGCAGGTGCGACTGATTGAGGCTGCCACGCCGCCTGGAGGCGTGAGGCTACGCCAGCAGCAGGTGCGCCGGTCGTTGCGGGTGCTTTGGCAGCACTGTAATTAGTGCCATATCCGCCTTCAGGAACACCGAGCTTCGCGCGGGCTGCCTGTATCTGTTCGGGAGTGAGTGCCATAGCTATGCAAGGCTAGATCCGCTCTCCTTCTTAATCATGAAACGGGCGAGAGCTTCCACGGGTATCTGAGAGAGTGGTGTGTTGGGTGAAACGCCAAGCTCTTTGGTCGCTTGAGCAAGATACTGTGAAGTATTGTTTTCGCTTGGTGGTGCGTACTTAGACACAAAACCACTTAGTGTCTTACCACGCTTAGTATCAAGCGCTATCTGGTTCTGTAATGCCTTGAATCCTGCTGCTGGGGTATCAAATGCAGCAAAACCACCCTCCCCCTTACGTGCACCCTCTTGGTCAGCAAAACGAAGATTACCAGGATTATTATTCACGTAAGCAAGCCGAGAGGTTTCTGGTATCTCTATCGCTACTTCTTGATCCATAGCGGTATGGGGAATACCAAGCACATCAAGCACATCCATTGATGTTGCTTCAGGATTCTCCGAAAGGAATTGCATAGCTTGAGCTTGCAGTGTTGGGTTCTCTGAACCAATCTGCTTGACCAAATCAAATGCTTTCTCTTCAGAGTCTATGAAATGTTTGCCAGAGGGTGTAAGCCCTTGGTCTACATAGTCTTTTACATTGTTATAGCCTTCACCTAGCACAGTGCTGTATGTATCGTCCACCTGATGTGTATAGTGGTTCTTAAGACCCTTAATAACCGCATCGTTGAGCTCAAAGCTCTTATCAGAAGAAGGGAAAATAGACTTATATGCAGCATTTTCCTGTGCGCCAAACGCAGCACCAGACATATCCGAACGGTACTGGAAGTAGGCCGCAGAAAGTTCTGTGGCAATTTCTTTGAATCGGGGATCTGTAGCAAGAGTACCGATGCGGGTAGCAAGCTGATCAGCAGTACCCTTAAGAAATCCCACATCACCACCAGCGGCCTTATATGCTTCCAGTGCCTTATCCATGCGATCCATGGCCTTAATTTGTCGCTGTGCAGTCTCTACGTCCGTACGATTAGCGGCTGTTAGTCCTTGGCGACCAAGGCTCTGCATACGAGTGAGGAGCGTCTTGTAATCACCGCTCTGGGCGAGAGCTGCAAGCTGGTTTGCCGCCGTGGTCTTTGACTTGTCTGCAGCACCAGCAAACTGCGCAGCATTCTCAATAGTGGCTTGAAACGGTACACTACCACTCGCAAGAGCACCACTTTCACCTGTTCCACTACCTGCAGTATCTGTCCATTTCTTATGGAAGAAGGTAGTTGGATCCACAGGGGTCTGACCGTATGCCTGAGCCTGACGAGCGTATGATAGATATTCATCATCCGCCATCCAGTTTCCTGCAGCTTGAATAGCCTCCTCAACAGAACCGGCCTGTGCTACTGCTGTTTTAACATCTGCTGGTGCTGAATTCTTAGCAATACTTTCTAGTACCTTGTTTATTCCTTCTTTCTTCTTTGCTTCTGCTTCAGCAGTAGCCTTTCGTTCTGCTTCAAGTGTCTTCATTCGTTCATCTCGAACGTCTCTAAGAATTTCTAGTTTGTCACCTACTGATTTAAAATCCTTGTTCTCTTGTGCAGCACGCAGTTCTTCTATTGCGTTAGTCTCTTTGTCATCAATACCTGATAGGGTTTCAAGTAAACTACTTTGTAGTGTACTCATGGCCTGACTTGCACCACCAGGGGTGTAACGTCCACCCATACGAGAGAGGCTGGTGCCGAGTGTACTTTTTGCACTCGCGGTGTTCTGGATCTCCATAGAGCGCTGACGCTCAAACTTTAGACGTTGACTTTCTGCAGCTGCACGAGTGGCACGGTCACTAGACCGCATCATCTTGTCGATCAGATCGAGTTGTTTTTGTACGAATGGATCTGCATTTGCTTGTTCCGAAGCAGTATCAGAAAGAGAAGAAAACGGGTCATTCTTCTTACTTTCTTGCTCCTGTTGAAACTGTCTATCTTTATTTTGCTGTGCACCCTGGGTTGCTAAAGCACTATTCTGATCATAGTTAGCTAAAGTAGTATTTGCATCCTGTGCCAATCGTGGAATAACACGATCACGGATATTTGTATCGGAGAGGACAGTGGGCGTAACAGTATACCCAGTAGTGTTTGTTCGTTTTTGAAATGCCTTAGTACTTTCGCTCTGATCTTTATACAAAGAAGCAGTAGCTTGAGTTGTAGGGTTGTCTTGTGCAAATTTATTTACAGCAAGTGAGTTACGGTAGGTCGCATTATGCGTGCGCCCATTAGCTTCCATTTTGGCTGCTCGATCACCGGCGATACCAACTTCATTGGCAGTGAGTTTTCTTGGACGTGTGGTTACAAGTGCCATAGCATTACGCAATTATCTCGTACTGGATACTAGATGTACCAGCACCGTTACTGAACGTAATGACGTTTTCATCGTATGCACTAATAGTTATATCTGTTTGTAAGACTGCAGTGTTTGGATTCACTCCAACCAAACGGCTAGTGCTTGGACCATTTGCTCCTGCAGTAGCTTCGTTATAGATAGCCCAGTTCTCGGCGTAGGCATTGTTTACAAAGTCATACACCCCGCTTGATATAGACACTTGGCCTGAGTTACCTGAATAGAATGAGGCACGAATAAGAGCCGGTATCTTTCCAAGACCGTGAGCAATGGTAGTGGTCGCACCGTTTGCAAGAGCTGTGGTTCCCACTTTAGTCTTTAGAAGACTTGCTTGCGTTGGAACAAACCCTGTAGAAGTACCTGCAATATCTTTAGCAGAGAACCCTTGATTTACCTTGAAATACAAGTCAATCGTTGCGATAGCCACCCATCCATCAGTTGTGTTGTTGTACTTCGAGCTACCATTTGCGTAGCCTCCTGCAGTGTTAGTCCCAAGATTAATACAGTTACTGGTGTCTGATGTAGATGTCTCTATAACAATCCAGTACAGATTACCTGGAGTAACCGCTGTTTCAGCCGTAAAGAGCGCAAGATACTCACCTACCGCATACGTATTATAGAGCGCATTTGTTATTGTTTTTGTGGCAAGTGCTACGCCTGACGGAGACCCTGCAGTATCCGCTTGAAGCGAGATCGTTACGGTTCCTGTGAAGGTTCCGGTATTAGCACTCTTGTAGAGAGAAACACTCTTGATTTGATTCTTTGTAGGAATAAACGATTGCGCTAATTTGTTGTGTCGGGTTGTAGCATTTGCTTCACCCGCTGAGAAGGTTCCATTTTGTGTAGTTTGGGATTGATCAGCAGTTCCGTCTGACGTTCCAAGAGCAGTGACAAACTTGTTTGTTGAGGAAGGTGTACCAGATGTACCAGCAAACTGATTGAAGCTAGGCACAGTGTTTAAAAGCAACACAGTGGTACTCAATGCCCATCCGATAAATGACTCAGTGGCAGGAGCCGTAGGAGCTGTTGCAGTGATAGAACCAGCAGTACTTGATACATAGTACTTAGATCCTGCTGTGAGGCCACTCAAGCCCGATACAGGCCCTGAAATAGCAATCTGTACCGTTGCATTAGAACCCACCGTAGCGAGTGCTATACCGAAGCGTACGCCCGTAGACGTTGCTGTTGCATCAGCATCTGTCTTGTACCACTTAGCATCAGCTTCTTTGAAATAGACCGCATCTCGACTGGTTAATGCTTCACCGGAAGTTTGACCTGATGCAACCTGTTGATCGAATGACACTGTGCCACCCGCAACAACAGAGTCAACATATGCCTTAGTAGCCAGCATAGTTGCTCCTGAAATAGTAGCTGTGCCGTCATAAAAGATAGGGCTACTAGAATCAAGACCTGTTGCCCCCGAGACATTAGCAACGAGACGATAGAGCACAGCCCAGTCGGTAATTTGTACCGTTGCACCGCGACGATGATAATTAGAGAAACCTGAAGTAGCTGCACCCTGACGACTGATATGTGAAATGCTGGTTAATGCAGTATCGGCCAAAGAACAAACAATATACTCTTTGGCATCGGTATCGTTGTCGATAGTGAATGCATACGTACCAGACGCAAGCACTACGCCGTCCTCATCGGTGGCAGATAGTAGGGTGGCAGTGGTATCACCCACTGATACAGAGGTATTGAGAAGGGTCTCAAAACCGGCTGCAAGTTTAGGTATATAGACGCTCATAGTAGTATTCTAGCTTTTTAGCAACTGGACAGGCTTGTTAATAACTTGTGAACCATTAGAACCAACACACACCAGCTCCCAACGGTCTCCCGCAGTGAGTGATGAGAACTCTATCTGGTATTCAAAACACTGATGCTTTTTGTATTGCGCGATAGCACGAAACTTGGGGATTCCCGTAAGCCCAGTAGCACCACCCAAAAGCTCCTGTCCTATAAGAGACTCACCAATTAACACACCTGACGGGGTGTACAGAGTTGCGCTAGCACCAACAACACTTACAGGAATATCCTCGATAGCCACTGACCCAAGATATTCAGTACGTAACGTAGCAGTGAGTGTGGTGTTTGGGAGCATATACCCTTCAATAAAAACCTTATCTATGTCTCCAAGGTGGGTTCTATCCTTAAAGTTCCAATACCCAAAACGTGCGACACACTCATACGGAGCAGGTCCTTCGGGGGTATCGTCGTACCACTGCTGGGTATTCCACAGTTGATAAAGTTGGGGATATTGTGCTGAACATCCGTACTCGACACTATCAATAATCATTATTCGACTGATTCCCCACTCTTGCGGAGGCTGCCATATACGAGATGAATTGATTTCAGTATTGGAATCAACGTCATCGCGCTGCTGGTATATATACGTTTTACCTGATAGGGGAGCAATTATATAGATGTTATCGCCAATGGCACGAAGTGCACCATCAGTGAAATCCTCCAATTCAAGTTCCTGTTTTACCCGAAGTGAAACGGAAGGATACTTGGTACTGAAAATATCTTTGAAGGCACCAAAGAGGCGCAATTGATTGTCCTGTCCGAGATACACAATGGTGTCTGCAATAGAGCCAAGAAATTCGTGGGCTAAAGCAGCACTCTTTGCTGCACCAACCTTTTTCTCAACTTTTATAATCACTAAACGATCATTCGTACCTAATGTTTGCTGCACCGGAAGAGGTGTGTTTGGGGTGCAGATGTACCACGCATTACTACCTGCGGGTATATATGCAGATTCAGATACTACAATCACTCCACGGGGCAGTTCATCTATGACAATAGAATCAGGGTCTCCTGAAACTAAATCACCCCCATTTACAAAATCACTGTAGTTAATATCAGACGAGAAATATACGGTTGGTGACGAGTAAGAACCCACTATCAACTGATTCGTTATGGTAGCAATAAAGTCCGCTGCATAATCAGCTACAGGAATTTCATCAATGGTAAGGATGCTTTGATACCCTAAAACACCTGTTGTTGGGGTGCCACTTATATTTATAAGAAATTGATCTCCTACAAGGGTGTATGTATAGGTACTGCCAGACACAACAATTGAACTACCAATAGCAGGGTATCCATCAGTAAATCCTGCAGCTCGCCAATCACTACCGTCAGCAGTCTGTAGGCTATTTACAAGTGTATACGTCTCAAGACCAAGCCCTACGCCTGTATTAACGTCATCAATACCAATCTGTGTTGCAGTGTCTGATGTAGGAGCGTTAAAGAACGCAATCAGATTGGTCATTGTAGCCTCTTTGGTAGCACCTATGAGTACATACCCAACAAAGTTTGATGATGAGATACCTGAGAGTGAGGTTTTGAATACGATGCTTATAGAAGCACTTTGTGATGGGGAGGTGTTAGCTACCGCAAACGAAATAACATCATCCTGACTAGGATTAGCAGAGAATACAAATGCACTTCGTGCATCGGGCCCTGCTGGGTCAGGTAGATTGTTGTTTGCAGCAACAATACCTGTACCACCAATAGTGACAGAGGCGGTCATAGTTTCTGTCACCGTGTTGCCACTAATAAGTACACCCGCTGTGTTAACGGTTCCAACACCATCGGTAATAGCTCCTGACCAAGAATATATAGAGTTTCCTCCATTGACAAATATCAACAACTCTTGCTGGATAGGTTCACTCCACCACGGACTGAACACAAAACGTGTGTTATCAAAAGTCTCTAGTGTCAACCAGTCCTCATCATGTAACACCTGAAATTGCCCGTCTGCAAGTACACGTATGTCACGTTCCTGAGCAAACGAGGTCTGCCACTCATACGTTGATTTTATGCCATTTAGGGATGTATCTACATCAAGATACCGCTTGAGTCCAGGTCGTACAGCAATATTGTCGTTGTCATCCTTATAGACGTTTTTACTGCCATATACAAGGTACTGTGGCTCAACCTTAGTAGGGTCAGAACTAGAGTCGTACCCAGGAAACTCTCGTTCTCCGGTGCCTACTGAAAAGAAGTCAAAATCGTCTTGTCGTGCCGTCATTTTACGAATGATTACGGTACACATCTCTATCCTCGTAATAGGAATCTATGGTACGGAGCTGATTTGAAGGGTTGTTCGCGGTGTAGCGTGAATACAAACCCTGCTGAGAGTTGTTATCAAGTAATATATTGTCGAATCCTTTTATCTGGTCTGTATATTCACCCCCCGCCTGTTGCATAGCAATCGTTTTTGCTGCCTCAAGTTCAAGAATGGAGAATGCAGCATCATTTAATATGATGAGGTTATTATCACTGCCAATTTCCTGAGAAAGTATCCCTGTAGTGGTGTTTTTGAAGATAGCAGCAGTCTGGTAGATAATTTCATTAAGAGAGGGTTGTGCAACCCAACAATTATTAATACGAAAGTTCGTAATCGTAGCGGTGTGTGCAATCAATACCTGAACATAATCTATAGCCGTAATCACCGGAGAACCCACCGTGGTTGCACTTGCTAGGTCAAACGCAACCAATAACCACTGCTCAGCTTGCCATGCCCCAAGGAAACCTTCTGTTTGTATCGTACTCGCGTAATAATTTGATGCGTCAGACCCTACTTTTACTTGAATACTGGTAAGGCTTGTAGAAGAAGGTGTCTCAATCGCCAAGAAAACGACCCCTACGCCGTTGTATCCGGTCAGATCAAGCGGTGATGCCAACGCCTGCGTAATCGTGCCTGTAGAGGCTCCTGTGAGCGTAAAACGGATACTAGAAGGCTGTTCGTAGTAGTTTACGGTGTCTGTAGTAGCACCTGATGCTGAACCAGCAGCAGTAACCAGCGAAGCGTCACTGAACGGTGTCAGATTGATCTTCGCATTAGGTACGTTTGAGGAAACGCCTATGATTCCCATACCCTTGTCGTACTCCAAATCAAGCGTATATCCGTTTGGGAATGTGTATTTACCCCTCGTAAATACATCCATCGGTACCTTGTAGCTATACGAATTCAGGGGAGACCCATTCCCCTGCTGACGAATCATGTTCACAGCGGTACCGAATAGTGTCTCTGGTGCCACATAGTAGTAGACACCGTCATAAAGCGTTATAGATTCACGCCCCGTAGCTTCTGGTGCGTCGATTTTCTGTGCAACGTGCCGTGCAGCCCTTGATAGCGCCGTATCAAGGTTCGTTATGTTATCAAGATTTACGCCGGTGAGAAGTCCCGCAACGCTCTCTTTAAGTTGCTGTACGGTGCGGAGAGCCATAGAACGACTTAGTTAGGCGTCCAGACGACAGTAAGGTCGGTAGCAGCTGCCGTGACGATACGAAGTCCAGTAGTCAGCTTGATACCGAAGTATTGAGGACCAACAAACGTAGCAGCAAGCTGTCCAACATTAACCGTTGTACCAGAAGTATTATCGATTATACCGACCGTACCGGCAGCTACCGTATTCACACATACACGGATAAGACGACACGGACCAGTACGGACCTGAGTGGTCGTTGCGGTGTTTATGTAGGTATATGTGTAATCATCACGATTAAGTTCCATAGGGGGTGAGGGGTTAAGGGGCGAATAGTATGCCCTGTCTTGCCCCTGTATGGGGGCAAGTAGGAAACGCTATTTACAGGTTCCTGCCTTAGCAACTACGGTAGTGCCGTCTATTGTTACTGCCGTTTGTGTACCGACTGAATTTTCAATCTGAATACAACCACCTTTAGTAGCTGAACTAGACATAACAGCAACAGTTGTTGTGCCGCTTCCATCTACCTGAGCCTCACCAATGGTTGTTGATGGTGTTGTTGTACCCACTCCAAGAATCGGAATAATACCAGTGTTTCCACCAAGGTTGATTGCGTCATAATTCGTAACACCTCCGAATGCGACTTCTGAGTCTCCAGAACGGAAGAGCGAGAAGCCAGATACAAGTAGTGCTATAACCGCGACGATGAGAGTTAGTTTATCCATAGGCAAGCCAAGAATAATCTATGCGCCAGTCGATCCGACAACTCCAGTGAAGTCGATAGAGTCAACTACCTCACGAGCACGCATCTTGTACTGGTACTGATCAGACGGGCTGAACTTCCAGTCAACGAGCGTGGTGTTAAGACCTTCGCGCTCGAAGCGAGTGATGCCGTGAGTGAAGGAGCCTACGAAGTATGCCGTGGTCGAAGTGATGAACGGGCTGTAGAGCACCTGCATTTCAGGGTACATCTCTGAGTAGTAGTTCAGATCGTTGTTGCCCGTACCTGCACGAAGAACCGACTTTGCAGTCGCCATTGCAGTCTGGTGCAAGGTCGAAGAACAAAGGAGGAACTTAGGCGAGTAACCGACAATCGTACCAGTCTGAGAAAGCTGGCCACGAAGTGACACGATAGTCGTGTTGAGCGTGTCCGTGCTGAGCGCGCCAGTCTCGAGGTTATCTACCGTATCCCCGTTAAGGTTAAGGTGAGAGTTCGAGAAAAGAGCAACGTTATCTGCAGTAGTCTGAGTCGTGAAACCATTGTTGTATACCGAGAATGCGTTACGGTCCTGGGACGACTTCCATGCGAGACCGAACTGCTCGACTGCACGAGAAACAGCAGACTTCTGCTGATCCTGCATGAACGTGCGAGAGATAGGCATATTCTCATAGAAGTTGACCACCTGAGACTGACGAGTAGCGTATGCACGCTTCGCTGCGTCCTTAACAGGTGGAACGTCATCAGTAGACTGGCCAAAGTAGCCACCGCCACCGATAACGGTTGACTGAACGGCTGCAACTTCACCGGCATCATCCTGTACGAATACAAGAGGATTGGTCGCTGTAGCTTTTCCTGCGTCTGCCATCTTGATGGTAGAACCATCAAGAATCTTATCAAGACCTGTTTTGACTAGATTGAGGGCTGGGCCTGAATCATTAGTAAGTCCATCCATATATCAACAGGATTAAGTTCCAGCGCCTGTGCTCATCACAGTCACGTTTGGTGAGATGTGGAAGTACACAAGGTTAGCTGCTGAGTCACCACCAAAAATGATGACACCGTTAGTAATAGCATCAGTTGCTGCTGTATCTACAGTCCAAAGCGTTGATGTAAGGTCAAGAATCACGCGCTTGTTTAGAAGTGCGCGAATCTCTGCGTCAGTATCTACTGCAGCTGCGGACTTAGCCTTCGCTGCGTAGAGGATGCCCGGCATTGGTGCCCAAAGGGTAACAACACCTGCGGCGCTTGCGGTCTCCGTAGAATCGCTCTTAGCGAGACCGGAGAAGTGAACGTTGGTAGCAGTACCAACGGTTGTAGGCGATGCGTCAGCGGATGCGACGACCGTACCTACGACGGAACCAGTAGCAGCGGACGGGGTGGTAGGAGTACCAGCCTGAATCGATGCAGAGGTTCCTGATGCGACGTCTGCTGTAGCAGTGAACATGAGTCCAGCGCTGCGGTAGATCGAAATATCGCCTCGTGCCATATATATCTAGGGATTAACTTTATAAGTTGTCCCTTCACGTAAGAAAGTTAACTGCGCAGTGCTTTTTCTGCTTCGTCGTCAGTGAGCTTGAACGCTTTAATTATTGCGGTCTCTTCTGCCGAGAACTCAGGTTTTGCGGTAGGTGCGCGCGGTGGTGCCGATGGTGCGGACGGGGCAGTTCGTGCCTTAGCCGTTCGCAACGCTTCCTCTGCAAGCTGTCCGTTCTTCACCGAATTAACGATGAGACGTGCGTTGCGAAGATCGGTAGCCGCGTCACCTGAGGGCTTGATAGTGTTTTCCAGATGATGAATAACGAGTGTTCGTTCTTTTTCATCCTCAATCGAATCAGCTAGTGTCTTCGCAGTATCCTGCGCTTCAACTGCCTGAAGTGCCTTAAACTCACGCACGGTGAGTGGCCGGTCTTCATCTGATGCCGCTGGCTGTTGTCCCGTTTGAGCCGCAATTTCGCGCTCGATGCGCTCTTTATTAAACTGCAAACGCTCTAACTTGCTGCGTTTATCATTTTCGATTCTATCAAGTTCCTGCTGTACAGGATCTTCTGTCTGTGAAGGTACGATTGGAGTTTCCTCCGGTGTTACCGCTGGGGTAACGATTTCTTCTTCGGGCATGTCGTTTTGAGTTTACGATAAACTTTGCCGTTTTGAGTTGACGACAAACTTAATAAGGTTACTAGGAACCAGAGAGTGATTCGACCAGAGCGTCTTCCTCTTGTGCGAACCAGAGCGCGGCTTTGTAGAATAGTTCTTGGTACTTATCAGAATGGGTATTTTGCAAATACCCAACATCTACAGCCTTGAAACGCACCTGATCACGAATGAGTTGACGTGCTACGTTGGTCCGAAGAGCGACTGCACCTTCTTGCAACGATTGCGTCTGTTCAATACTCAGTGGTTTTCCTTGTACAACAATCCTGCGACTGTCGTCTAAGGTTATGATAGCTCTCACTGGAACATCCAGCCTGTTGATAACCGCAGTCACCAGAACATTTCTGTCTTCGACAGATAGAGGGACGTTCTTAAGTAGCCATGCGGTTATCTTGGCGATCATTACTTTTTCTTAGACTTCTTTGGTGCTTCCTCCTCTGACTGGATTACATCCTCGTCAGCAACAGGATTTCCATTATCTGCGAGTACAAAGCCTGCCATTTCGATGTAGCGGGCCTTGATTACCTCTTCAGAAGCATCAGGACCGAGTTCACCGAGAGCACGCTGCAATTTCGCAGAATTCTGCGCCCATGCGTATTTCTTCATATTATTTTACTACCTTAGCGCGAGTTGGCTTGATAATCGGCTTGTTGCCAGTTGCCACACGCTTGTGGAGCGGCATCAGCTTTTCAGCACCTTTCTTAGCTGTCTTTAGTTTTTTCATAGGTTTGATAATGCTGGTAATGCAGGCTGCGCACCAGGAACGGCCCCGCCTGCAGGGGCAGCTCCAGCGGGTGCTGGCGCACCACCCATAACCGCATTCATCATGGCATTAGGGTCTTGTTTTGCCATATAGCGGTCAGGGTCCCCGTCTGATAGTGGTTCAATAACAAAGTCCTGTACCACATTCTTCATATCAATATACGGAGCAATGCGTGGGTCTGCCATACGCTCGAATGCTATCTGGTCGCGTTCCATATCCGTGCCCTGAGACTTCTGTACTATCTTATCAGCATCCACAGATAGGGTGTACTGCATACGTGCAAACTGGTACGGATTGACCTTGTAGAGACGCTGGTCGCTTTCGTAGCGTTCCAAATGGTCATCGCCTGACTGTTCGTATATATTCCACTCCTTCTCCATTTTCTCCTCTTTAGTCATGGGCATACCCATAAGCTCGTCCGTAAATTCGATCTTATTACTTATCTCTTTGCCACGTTCGGTACCTTTAGCTAGGAATGTACGGAACTTCATGCGTAGATTCTCAGGCACTGTGTCATCGAGTTGCCCTACGGTCTGGTGCTGAATGATGACATCCATAGTGAGTGCTCCCACTTCCTCTATCAATTGCGCGATCATGAGGCCAAACACACCTAGCATGAGCTTGGCATTGCGTTCTGCTATAACGGTTGCACGTGCCGTAACACCCTTCTCGGCGATACCACCTTGTGTCTGATCCTGTGTGCTTTCAGACAGGTCGTCTTTGTTCTCATTAAGCACATTCATTGCAGCGGCAAGATTCGGACCAAGCTGATATGGCTCTACCTTAGCGTCTTTAGGAAGCGCAATAGATGCGCCAGGGGCTATGACGGTACCATCAACTTTAGATACACCACTGATGAATGTAGGCTTAAATACATCCAAATACATACCATCTTGGAGTAATTGGTATGCTTTGTTGATACTGGCATCGTCCCAGAATGACTTGAATGCAGCTGATTTGTAATAAAAGAAGCGTCCTGTGACATCAATAGGCTCGAAGCCGGACTTTGCGAATGGATAGATAGGCGCAAGGTTCCATTCACCATCTGATAGCGTCATGCGGCGATGCTCAAATGGGTTGCTGTTGTAGATATCCTGCTCATTGCCCATGAATACACCGCCCACAAAGCAGACCTGCAAGTCTTCAGAGCGATAATACGCAGTAACCTCCTGAACATAGTTGCCATCAGCCTCTGTATAGTCGATATCAAATAGCGTCTGATTCTCTTGACCAGAAATGAAAACGCGGGTCTTTCCGGCTTCTACGTACTTGAAATCCTTGTGGTGTCCATAGATAGAACGAGCCTCATCGTATGGAATACGACGAATACGCATGATATTTGGTTGTCGCTGAAGCTCGAAGGTGTAGTAATCAGCAGGCAAAATCTCATCGATAGGTATGATATTGAGTTGCAGACCTGATAGGAACTCATCTACCGCCTCGATTATGGTGATTTTACCATCCATACCGCGCTTCTTGATGCGTTGAATAGCCTCTACGTACTCAACACCTACGAATACTGCAGGATTAACCAGTGCTGATGTGACCATGAACAAGAATTTGTCCTCGTAGCCTGCTTTCTTCAGGTGGTCTTCGACAAGGATCTGCATCACGCGTGCTGTATCCTTCTCTTCTTCGTTTTTTTCGTTGATAGCACGGACATACGGAAATAGCATGGCTGAAAGCATCTGTGCCAAGATGCCCATGAGACGGTTACGGGTCGTTACCTTACGTCCACGCCAGCGCCATTTCTTGTGTGCGGGTACGAATTCAGCGCCTACATACGCAGCAAAGGTCTCTTGATCGAGACGAGCACGCTGTAACAGGCTTACTCCATCGAACTCATTGAATGGGTGGTTCTGAAGGGTGTACGCATTGGTGTAGTCAGTCTGAACCTTAGAGAATAGGTCAATGACATCTTTGCTCGGCGCATACGCCGACATAGACAACTTCTTACCGTTGCCGTCTACCGGTTCACCATCTTTACCCGTCACAATTCCTGCGATCATTTGGAGAGGTTAGTAAATATAGTAAAAGAATACCAACACCCGCTGCGAACTACCTGTTTATAAGTCTGGGATGTAGGCGCGGACGACCTGACCTCGACCAATACCAGCCTCCATCATAAGCGCATATCGCAACGCATCCAAAGCATGGTCATTCTCTTTGATAGGGTTCTCCTCATCATTATGATCAGGCTTCTTTTCTGCGTATGCGTACGTTTCAAGCTCCCATATAAGATTCTTGCATGATTCATGGATAAAGAGCCTGTTAGATTTGAACAGCTCACGAACTATATTTATGCCGTTGCGAATACTGTCCTTATTCTTTATGACATCACGTACATTCACACCACGCTGCCTAAGCTCCTCAACTCCTGATGCGCTTTCGGGGTCTGGATACACTTCATTAAAGTCACATGCTGATACATAATCAGCGGTCTGTGAGTCAGTTTGACCTCGCTTGTAATGTTCAGAGCGTATCCAATAGCGATTCTCATCATCTTTAAGAATTGATATGACAGCGGCAGGATTGGTGAAACCGAAGTCAACACCAGCAAAGTGCTTAGCTACGCGCGATACCTCACCATCGAATATGTGCTTTGATCTATTGAACTCCTTATACACCAGTCCTTCAGTCTTACGGAAGTCAGCCATGTACTCCTGAGCAAAGCGATCCTCAGTAAGCTCTTGTTTCGCCTTGTCCACTTCCTCACGTGGCATGTGCGGGTTGTCATACGTGCTGAAATGAAAGCTCTTATAGTCATTATCCTTTGCCTGCATATTGAAAAGGTCATAGAAATGATTGAAGCCTTTTGGTGTAGATATGAACAGTGCCTCGCCTTTGCGATCAGTAAGTGTAGGGCGTATAACTTCCTGCCAATGCTCCCAAAAGTTGCGATAGTGGGCTACCTCGTCAAGTACGATGAAATCAAATGCCTGACCGCGCAATGTATCTATACTCTCCCAACCACGCAGTACGATAAGCGATTCACCACCATGTTGATTCTTTACCTTTACTTCAAGACGTGACTCATTGACTGAAACCTGAATCGGCATAGTAATGCGCTTCAGTTCATTCCATGCAATGTCACGAGCTGATTGATAGGTAGGTGCTATGTACGCAACCCTTGAGTCGTTCTTAGCAATAGCAACAGCAAACATCTCCCATACAGATAGGAATGTCTTGCCGAAGCGACGACCACAGTTAACAACCCGAAACCTATGAGTATCGCTAGCTATCTTACTCTGAGCTGGATGTAAGGTTGCGCTTTCCATGTAGTTCAAACGGTACGAACACTATCTTCTCGCCATCAGTCGTTACGTCTACATGCTCTTTAACCTTACCGAATCCCCGATCCATTAACTCCTTATAGGCTTGCGTATCACCATTAACAGCCTTCTTTATTTGAGCTTTAGTCATTGGCACCACTTCTTTCTCCACCATCTCTGCTATCTTGGCACGGACTTTTTCACCAAGCAGTGTTGACACTCCTTTCTTGCGTCCCGCACCTGGTCTAGCTCCACCATTTTTTCCAGCCATGTCAAATTTTGATAAGATTCAGTTTTCAGTTACAGCGAAATCGCCGGAAAGATATGCAAACCGAACGCATTGAGCACTAGCACAATTGCTATGAGTACAGCAAGCACACGAATGATCTCAGGGAATGGAGATGCCATCGTAATAAGAGAAATGAAGTAAAAGATAATACCGAGAACTACGAGTGTTGCGAGTAGAGTAATCATTATTTAGATCGTTTGGTTCTAGTAATACGTAATTTATTACGGAGGATAGTTTCATCAGGGCCAGCGTTCTTGCGACCTCGACTTACAGATTCATCCACAAGACTAGCCCGAGTCTTCTTTATTACTTTCTTAGCTTTCTTTTTCATTGGAGACATAAGCATTGTATCGGTCCTTCTTAGTAGTAATTACAGTATACACGGTAGCCAAATCACCAGCGAGGGATACCGCCTGCTCAAGAGCTATACGAAGCACCTCGAGTGGGTCACGCACCCAGTCTTCAATAACGAAGTCATCAGGCGCGTTAACAAAGAGCTGTTCATGCGCTGCAGATAGAGGTCGCTTGAGAATGTAATCATCAGGCAATGTCTCAGCAATCTCTTTGAATGCAAGACCACCACCCTTGACCGTGCCCTCTTGAAGCGCAGCACGAGTAGCATTCACCGCATCCTCTACCTTGTCGAACACGCGCTTTCGTTCAGTCTCATTCTCTGCCCCTACTTGTACCACAGCGAAGCCATGCTCGAGCTGTGCAATACGTGAGGTAAGCATCTTCTTCTCGAAGTCTGATACTGAACCAGAAAGCTGTTCTTTAAGGGTTGCAATACGATTAGCTGGGTCTTCCTTGCCTGTAATAACCGCATCATAGAGACGAGCACGAATCTTAGATGCAAAGCCAACATCGGATAGCTGCGCATCCTCAAGCTCATACTGCTCATGATCAAGAAAGGTGCCGCCAAGCACAGACGCAAGGTCAATCATCACTTCTTTTGAGTTGGTATACGCAGCATTGAGTGGATACACGAAATAGCCATTCTTAGCATTAGCTGCGCAATCAGCTATCGCCTGTTCAGACCATCCGCGAGCAAATACAGCCACATGACGGACCTTCTGTTTGAGTAGTGCATCAAGAATATCCTTAAGAGGCTCAAGGCTCTGCAGTGTGTGGCTAGTAAGGATGGTTCGTGCGTCACTAATCTCCAGCATTTGCTTCTCCTGATTGTTGATAAGGAATGATGCAGCTATACCGTTATCAATCTTCACTCCAGACACACGCTCAATGGTCGTAGTAGTCTCTGGAACCTCCTCAGCAAGAATGTATCCATCTGGGCCAAGCTCCCACTGCATAGATCCAATGAGTTCACCAAGGGTATCGTCCTCCACAGACACAATAGCCGAGTTGATTAGCTGCTCTTTAGACGTAATGGGCGTAGCTGCCTCTTTCAGCTTCTCTACAACCTCAGCAGATTCAGCCTTGAGTTTGCGAAGAAACTGACCGGTAGTCATCTTCCCTCCAATACTCTTTCCGTTACCAAGCAGGCGATTGGATTCTTTGAGCACAGCCTGTACGAGTATGCAGAACGTAGTAGACGCATCGCCTACCACGTCATTAGACTTAGCCACACCATCCTTCAGCTTACTAAGCGCACGATCCTCAACCTCATCATCTAGCGTAATCTCACGCAGGATAGTTATGCCGTCATTGGTTATACGATTACCTTTTTCAAGAAGACCGTTGGTACCGAATGGGCCGAACGTATGCTTAACAGCATTAGCACCCTTATCAATACCAGCTGTTACCTTTGCTCTCGCATCAGTTCCGCTAATTAAATGTCTACTCGGGGTCATAAATAAATCCGGTTTCGTTTATAGTTATTAAATCATCTTGGATTGCCTGTAGACGTGCCAGATGTTTATCGTAATGAATTTGACATAACCACTTACCTTCTACATTGTGTGCTGCTAACTGATCTCGCAACCCGCATGAACGACCGCATCGAGGTGCCGAACATACAGGGAGTTTCATCATGTCTTTTTATCTACCCAACGAGCCTTGTTTGCAATAAGTAATCGTTCTTTTCGCTTATCAGCAGGTATCTCTTCCCACTTCTTACGTATAGATTCACTCATAGCTTTTATGGACTCTGGCTTATGTTTTGTTCCCTTTTGCATAATGCACATAATATACCATAGACTTGTCACTTCTCATACTGTTGATAACTTCTTGCACTCTATTCTTGTGTACTATATAGTATGTATATGGAAACAAAAGAAATAACCCTGCTAGAGAAACAAGTGATGCCATTAGTAGCCCAAGCTGAAAGCACAGAGATTAAGAGTGCCGAAGACATGAAGACAGCGACCACTGTCCTATCAGACCTCAACCGTTACATCGACACTCTCGTAGCCAAGCGCGAAGAGATAACCGCCCCGCTCAACCTCGCACTGAAGAACGCACGCGCCATGTTCGATCCGATAGAGAAGCCTGCTAAGGCAGCTAAGGATGAGTTGCGAAGCAAGATAGCTGAATATCAGACAGAACAGATGCGGATTGCCGAAGAGGAAGAAGAGAAGATTGCAGCACGTGTGAAAGCTGGTAAAGGCAATCTATCTGCAGAGACAGCGATCAAGAAGATGGAGGGGATAGAGCGACCTGACAGAAAAGTAGAGACAGAATCAGGCTCATTGAACTTCCGTCCTACCAAGAAGCTGAAGATAACCGATGCTTTACTCATTCCACGCCACTATCTGGTAGTAGATGAGAAACTGCTGCTAGAAGATCTGAAGAAAGGCGTAGCTGTGTACGGTGCTACTCTTGAGACAGTCATGGTGCCTATCAACTACCGATAGTCCACATACCATATAGAAACTGCCTGATGAGGGCGGTTTTTTATTTTTTTCCTGTGGATAATATTATACGCATTTTCGTAAAGCGAAAAAACGGCCTACCTAAGCCGTTTTCACTTTTATTATAACACACTTTATCAAGGTAGGCGAGGGTGTAGGCTCTCCTGCGGAGGCTACCCCTAGCCTACCCCTTGCCGTCAAATTTGTCAAGCATTTCTTTTTATTAGTTATCCCCAATGTCCCCATAGTACATAGATTGACCCCATGCTAGTATCGAACTTATGAATACGAATATGGATTGGCTTATGCGTCGAAGAGTGTCTGCAGACATTATTAAGTCGTTCCATATCCGCACAGGCAGTGCCCTTGGACTCGAGAATTGCCTTATCCTGCCTGTTAATAGTCCTGACGGTACATTCTCATTCAATAAGTACCGCCGCGACCCATCAGACAGCCGCAAACCTAAATATCTATATGATAAAGGTGGTAAGGTAACACTCTACGGTGCCGACCACCTGCTGCCGGAGCACGACACGGTAGTAATAACCGAAGGCGAACTGGATGCACTCGTACTATGGAGCTTGAACATCCCAGCCGTTTCTTCTACCGGTGGAGCTCTTTCTTTCCAAGAGGATTGGGCACAGCTACTCGAAGGTCGTCAAGTATACGTCTGCCTCGATAACGATGACGCGGGCGCTGAAGGCATGGTAAAGATCCATTCCTATATCCCCACAGCCAAGTTCATATTCATACCCGAACAAGCAAACACCAAAGACATCACTGATTTCGTATCCCGTGACGGTGATTTCACCGGCCTAATGACTACGGCCCTTAGCTATCCTGACGAAACCTCTATAGTAGAAGATATGAACCGCCGTGCTGCCTCATGGCTCCCTACTCGATTCCATAGCGCATGGATAAAGAAACACCAGGAGCAGGCACAGCGCACCACCTTTGAGGGCCGTAAGATAGTGCATGACGATAAGGTCCTGAACGCAAAAGAGTATCCGATATCGAATCTCATAAAGTTCAATAAGGACAGAAAGGCCATCTGCCCGTTCCACACAGAGAACACTCCCTCACTCCACTACTACAAAGCCACCAACTCCACCTACTGTTTCGGCGGCTGCGGCAAGGCATATGATTCCATTGCCATATACCAGAAACAGAATGGCTGCACCTTCCGTGAGGCCGTCACTGACCTCAATCGCCTATGAAGCTCATCACTCTAAAGCGAAAGATGCGTGAGCACCTCTACATGGAGGATGAGGACATTCTTGATGTCATTATGGCAGCTTCCATCACTAACGTAATGCAGCTCGGACAACCCGTATGGCTTGTCATTATTGGTGCTCCGTCTTCTGGTAAGACGCAGTACATAGCTCCGCTGGAATATGCACAGCCAGCAGGCAAGCAGATAATTCACGAGATAACGGACATCACCCCTAACACATTTCTGTCTGGCTCCCTTGGCAAGAAAAGCTCAGAGTTTGAACCATCACTACTAAAGCGTATCGGCGATCACGGCATCCTGCTGTTCCCCGACCTAACCGCCCTGTTCTCTAAGGAGACACAGACACTCCACGAAATTCTGGGACAGCTGCGTCATATATATGATGGCCACCTCACAAAACTCACTGGCAACCAAGAACCTATCAGTTGGAAAGGTAAACTCGGTATCATTGGTGCTTCCACCGCTTCCCTCTACCGTCACTTCGAGGAGATAGCAGACATGGGCGAACGCTTCATGTACTACCGCATGAAGCCGTATGACATCGACAAAGCGGTGGACAAGTCACTTGGCCGCACCCTGTATGGCCGTGCGCTTGACGAACATATTGGCGAGCTCTACAAAGAATACATCGGTGATGTGATACAGGCGCACGCAGCAGATCCGGTGTTTTCCGAAGAAGACAACCGCAAGATAAAAGAAATGGCTAAGTTAGCGTCAGTGATCCGTACCAGCGTGCACACGAATGAACGGACACAGGAAGTAGACCGTATTCCTGAACCTGAAATGCCAATGCGTACTGCGTTGCAATTGCGTGGCCTTGCCCTCGGCATGTGCATTATGAACGAGAATGAGAACGGTGAAGCCAAGCTCACTGAAAAGAACTTTCGTGCCCTTGAATGGTGCGCATTTTCTCTTGCTAATGACGAGCGACGCAAGACGCTGCAGGCACTCGCCACCTATGTATCAGGCTGCAATGCTGCCGCTATCGGCATGACCCTCGGCCTACCTACCGGCAGCGCATCAGCATATCTGCAACAGCTCGCCGCACTGCGTGTCTGTCGCCGCATCAAAGTGGATGGCAGCAACGCCGATCTCTGGCAGATGGAGGATGAATCGATGCGTGACATCATCCTTCGCCTTTCCGGTATCGAGCGACAGGACGGTGCTTTCGTCGTAGAAGACGATGTAGAACTCGACGACTTCGGTGATCCACTTAACAGTTAATAAATAATTATGACCCACACCCCCCTCCAAATCCGCCTCTGGGAACAGCGCCCCTTCTCGTGGTCCCAACTCTCTACGTGGATGTACGACAAGAGCGAGTGGTATTCCCGCTACATCCTCGGCAACATCACTCCCTCTAATCCCGCTATGGAGTTTGGTAAGAACTTTGCCAATAGTGTGGAATGGGGTACACCTATGGCCCCTGTCGATATTCTTCCTGAAGTCGAATACAAACTCGAGGCTACCTTGGACAAAGTACCGCTCATCGGTTTCATAGACTCCTACGACCCGCACACTCGTCTGCGTGAGTACAAGACGGGCAAGGCAGCATGGACACAGAAGAAAGTGGACGAGCACAAGCAGCTAACGTTCTACGCACTCATGCTGCACCTCATCCATAACGTGAATCCGAAAGATCTCGACATACAGCTGCAGTGGATCCCTACCTGCGAGCAGCCTGACTTCACCTTCGGCTTCGCTCTCGACAAGGACGGCGGTGCCACCATCCACACCTTCGACACCCGTCGTTCCATGAAAGACATCCTTACCTTTGGTAACGAGATAAAGGCAGCGAGGAAGGAGA